TGGTTCGCCAAACTAGCGGCAAAAACGTGTGAATTTGAAAAATAAACCAATCCCCCCTAAACCGACTAAAACGGTCGGGATTAAGGCCAAGCATGGGCGTGGCTATGACGACATCGCCGAGACCTTGGCAGCGGCAGCGCAGCGGCTAGGCTGCACGATGTCAGACCTGCGGAGGGCGAGGGATGCCGGGTGTCCCGGCTTCGCGCATGGGCGCGTGAAGATTCCCGTCGTCAAGCAGTGGCTGGAGGCAAACCCGCCAGCGGAAGACGACATGGACGAAGAGGCGCTAAAGAAGCGCAAGCTCCTCGCGCAATGCCGAAAGTTGGAACTGGACGAAGCCATCCTTCGCGGCGAGTTCACCGCCAACGCGACCGTGACACAGATCGCGGTGGCGTGGTCTGCGCAAGTCCGCAGCGAGTTCATGCTGCTCATTTCGGAAACGCCCACTTGGGCCGGACTCGACGCGCCGACGCTACAAGACCGTGCGAAAAACTTCGTCAACGGCGCACTCAGCAGGCTCACGACATTCTCCGCACCATGCACGCCTGCGAGCTAGCCATCCGCGCGCAGCTACGCATCCCCGACAACCGGAGCGTGGAGCAGTGGATACTCGACCAGCGCATCCGGCCACCGGGCAGCGCGCGCGGCACGCAAATGGATCTCAGCCTCACGCCGTGGTTGCGCGAGCCGTGCGAAGCCGTCGCCGACAACCACAACCGCGAGGTGGTCATCGTCGCACCGACCGGCGCGGGCAAGACGACGGTGCTCGACGCATCGCTGCTACGGGCCACGCGGGAAGACCCCGGCAGCATCTTACTGGCGATGCAGACAGACGAGGACGCCGATGCGTATTACGACGAGCGGCTAGAGCCGATGCTGCAAAGTCTCGACGGCATCGGTGACATGATACGCGCACTGCCGAGGGGCAAGCGGCGCAAGGGCGAGCTAGTCCTGCCGCACATGACCTGCTTCGTTGTCGGCGCGAAGATGTCGGCATTCCAGCGCAAGTCCGTGCGCTACGTGCTGCTCGACGAAGTTTGGCAAATCAAGCACGGGCTTGTCGCCGAGGCGCGCGGACGGCATCACGACCGCTGGAATGCGCGGGTGGTGCTCACTTCGCAAGGCGGATGGCAGCATGTGGACACGGACAACGGGCGCGTGAAGACTGAGCTTTACGAGGCATGGGAACGCACCGACCGTCGCGAGTGGCATTTCGTTTGCCCTGAGTGCGGCACCTCGCAGCCGTGGAAATGGAGCGGGCTAAAATGGGCGGATGAGAAGCGGGCCGATGGCAGCATTGACGACACGGCCATCACGCAGTCCACGCACTACCAGTGCGCCAAGTGCGAGACGAAGTTTCACGACGACATCGCCGCGCGGCGGATGCTCGCCAACTCAGGCCGCTACGAAGCGCAGAACCCGCAGCCGCTCATGGTGCCGGGCAAGCACGTCGGCTTCCATTGCAACGCGCTCACGCTTTATTACGTGGCGTGGAGCACCCTCGTCTTGGAATGGAAAAAGGCGAGCGAGTTGACGGCGGCGGGCGACAAGTCCGCGCTGCAAGTGTTCGTGCAAAAGCGACTCGCGGAGTTCTGGAAAGACGAAGAGGACGAACCCGGCGTCGTGCTTGGCGGAGCGGGCTACCGCTTCGCGGACTACGCCAACGGCGAGGCGTGGGAAGGCGAGGTGCATCGCTTCCTGACTATCGACCGCCAGCGCGATCACCGATGGGCAGCGTGTCGCGCATGGAAGTCGGACGGCTCATCGCGCCTGCTTTGGTTCGGAAAGATTCTCACCACGGAAGGATGCCGCGAGTTGCAGCAACGCATGAAGGTCGCGGACTGGGCGACGTTCCAAGATGGGCAATACGAGACCGGCGAAGTGTATGACGAGTGCGCGCGCTACGGGTGGACGGCGCTTCACGGCTCAGGCGATAGCGGCTTCACTCACAACCCACCCGGCAAAAAGCCAGTGCGGAAAATTTACTCCACACTCAAGCAAGCGCAGGCGCCGGGCGGCGGGCGTGCGCGCTACGTGTTTTTCGCCAACGAAGGCGGCAAGGACATTCTCGCCAAGCATCGGGGCGGGCACTCGGCGACGTGGGAGATACCGGACGACGCGGGCGTGGACTACCACACGCACATCAATTCCGAAATCAAGAAGGACGTGATCCAGAAAGTGACGAAGCAAATCATCCGCCGATGGTGCCGCATCGGGAGCAGACCGAATCACGGCTGGGACTGCGAGGTGATGCAAATCGTCGCCGCGCTCATCAAGGGCGTGATCGCCGCGCCAGTGGCGGAGGAAAAGCCGAGCGTTGACGTGCCCGCGCAAAATGCGTAGAAGTTGCTCATGGAAATAGACATCATCCCCATCTTCATCTGGATCGCGCTCTCTGTAGGCGTCGGACTTGTCGCAGGCGCACGCGGCCACTCCGCTGGAGCATACTTCGCGATCAGCCTCATCCTCTCGCCGCTCATCGGCATCATCGCAGCCTGCGCGGTGCCATCACCGAAAAGCTAAAATCGCCGCGCCCGTCGCGGAGGCGGAGAAAAGTGTTGACGCTACGGCGACGAAGGCGTAGAAGCAGCGCACATCTTCTGCGTTGCGAGCGCAAAACAATCACGGCGGCTTGGCCGATCCGTCCTGCGCTCGCAACGCGGGCGGTGGCTTTTTTCCAACATGAACATCAACCCAAACTTCCGATCACTCATTCCGCCGCTCGCACCGGAGGAGCTAGCGCAACTTGAAGCCAACATCCGCGCAGACGGTTGCCGCGACCCGCTTGTGACGTGGCGCGACATGCTCATTGACGGGCACAACCGCTACGACATCTGCACGCGGCACGGCATCGCGTTCAAGACGGTGGAGATGGAGTTTGCAGACGAGGATGCAGCGATGGACTGGATGGATGCAAACCAGCTTGGCCGTCGCAATCTGAAGCCGGAAGTCGCCAGCATCCTGCGCGGGAGACGATACAACCGGACGAAGAAGGCGGCACATCGTCCGGCAAATAACGGTGACAAAGTGGCAACGTTACCACAGCGAACAGCCGAAACGCTCGCGAAGGAGCACGGCGTTTCGTCGCGCACAATCATCCGCGACGGAAAGAAAGCAGAAGCCGTCGAAAAGCTCGCGCTCACAAATCCCGAGGCAGCAAAGGCCGTTACTGACGGCGTAAAGAAATTCAACGAGGTAAAGCGCGAGATCAAAAAGGAAGAGCTTTCAAAGCCTGTAGCCAAGCCAACCGGAAAGCATCGCGTGATCTACGCCGATCCGCCGTGGAGCTATAACGACAAGTGCGACGCCGGTTCGATTCAAAGCGGAGGCGCGGAAAAGCATTACCCGTCAATGACCATTGCGGAGCTTTGCGCGCTTCCAGTTCGCGACCTTGCGGAAGACGATGCCGTTTTGTTCCTGTGGACGACCTCGCCGCTTTTGTTTGAGTGCGCGCCGCTCATCTCTGCGTGGGGATTCAAATACAAAGCGTGCTTTGTGTGGGACAAGGTGAAGCACAATATGGGGCATTACAACAGCGTGCGGCACGAGTTCCTGCTGATATGCACGCGCGGCAGTTGCACGCCGGAAGTCGTGAAATTGTTCGACTCCGTGCAGTCCATCGAAAAGACTGCGAAGCACAGCGAGAAGCCGCAGGAGTTCCGCGACATCATTGACACTCTTTACCCGCACGGCGAGCGCATCGAGCTTTTCGCGCGTGCTAAGCACAAAGGATGGAACACATGGGGGAACGAAGCCTAGAGCTTTTCGAGTCTGGAATTTGCACAGAACGGAGCGACATCCGCGCGCACGTTAGCGTCGTCAACTCGACCATCTACGTTTTCCAAACGGCGCACGGCATCCGAGCCATTGAAAGGCTGAGTCCGCCGATAGCGACCGCAGGCCAGCCGGGAGTTGAAGGCGTTACGGCATCGGGATGGAAGGTGCCTTGGAACGCTATCGAGGACATCCGCTGCGTGCGTCCCGTTCACTGGAATCACTGGTGCGATTTTCGCGAGACAATGAGCACATCCGAAAAAGGAAAGCTCGCCGTGCGTTGCGTTCAATACGCGATGGAGATGGGAAGATTCCCGATATGGCTTCTGGCTGACGAGGACGACCGCGAGAGCGTTCAGATTAAAGGCACGGACATCCTGCTCTTCTGCAAAAAGCGCATCCAAGTCAAATGCGACTGGAGATGTGGCGAAAAGCCTCGCGGCACGGGCAATTTGTTCCTGCAAAAAACGGAGCGCAATCCATTGCGGTTGTATTGACCCCGCAGTTTTGACACCGCCGCCATAGCAATATGGCCGATCTCACCGTCACACCCGCTTCCGTCATTCCCTCCGCAAACGCAGTCATCGCCATCGGCACTGCTGGCGCAACCATCGTCGCGGGGCAGAGCCTCTACATCGACACCGCGAACTCCAACGTGCTGAAGCTCTACGACGCGGACGGCTCGGCGCTCACCTCGACGATGGCGGGCATCGCCCTCGGCGGCGCAGCCAGCGGGCAACAGGTGCGCTACGTGACGCAAGACCCGGCGCTAGTGCTCGGCTGCACGATGGCAGTCGGCGATACGCTTTGGGGCAGCGACACCGCAGGCGGCATCACCGCGACGTTTGCGGACTTGGAGGCTGGCGACTACATCACCTGCATCGGCGTTTGCACGGTGGTCAACAGCACGATCAACTTCAAGATGATTCCGGCTGGGGCGGTGAAGGCGTAGTTTGACACCGCTAATTTGGCGTGAGCATTGACGCCGAATTTATCCTCGCCCTTTTGCGAGTCATCAAACTTCGCGGGCGAGACGTGATTGAAACCGTCTTCCTCGGCGAGTTCTCAATCGTGAGCGGGCAGGGCGGCGGCAAGCTTGTCAACACCTCAGTCGGCGGCAAATCCTTTTCGTTCTCACTCCCGGCCAGCATGTCCAGCGACGCACTCATGATCGCTTGTGACCGCGCGCTGAGGCAGTGGGACAGCCTCGACGCGACGCAGCGCGCCTTGCTTTTTACGACCCGCAAACAGTCCACCGTGCGGGCATCGTTCTAGGCTATGGCATCGCTCGTTGACCCTCAAGGCTTCCCGGTTTCATCCAAGCTCCTGCACGCTGCGCACAAGAACAGCGGCGATCGCCCCTATTGGCGCGATGGCATTCGCGACACGGAAAAGGACATCCCGTTCCAAGACTGGCGCACCGTTGTCAGCTACTCGCGCAGGCTCTACGCCAACGACGGATTGGTGAAGGGCGCGATTGACCAGATGGCACAGCACGCCGTTGGGCGCGCGTGGAACCCGAATTACACAGGCGAAGATGCCGAGTGGGGCAAGCAAGCCGAGCAATGGCTGACTGAGGAATGGTTCGGCGTGTGTGACGTGCGCGGCGACCAGTGGGACTTCAAGACCTCGCTTTTCAACGACTCCGTCGCGCTCGACGTTGACGGTGATTTCCTCGTCATCCTCACCGAGACCGAGGGCGGGTTCCCGGCGATTCAGCATCTACCGGCGCACAAGCTCGGCGTCCGCGACACGAACAAGACGACCGTGGAGAAAGGGCCGCTGCGTGGATTTCGTATCGAGCAAGGCGTCATTTTGAACGACCTCAACCGCGTCGTTGGCGTGCGCATCCTTGGCGACACTGAGAAGGACGACCGCGACGTGATCGCGAACGATTGCATTTTCTGCTTCAACGCCACGCGCGCAGACCAGATTCGCGGACTGCCGACGTTCAGCCACGCCATCAACGAACTGCGCGACGCATGGCAGTCGCAGCAGTGGGAACAAATCACGCATCAACTCGCGTCGTCCATCGGCCTGATTGAGCACAACGAACTCGGCGCGGCAGACCCGAATGACCCCGGCACCGTGCTTGGCGAGACCGGCACGAACGAAGAGACATTTACGAGCAAGCGCATGGAGGGCGGCATGATTCGCTACTTCAAGGCTGGCAGCGGGGCGAAGCTGGAAGAGTTTCTCAGCAACAAGCCCGGGCCGGCGTGGGAGGCATTTCAGGAACGCATTTTCAAGAAAGCCCTTGTCGGCGCGTGCTGGCCGTATGCGCTGTGCTGGCCGGGCGCGGGACTCACCGGCCCTGCGGAGCGTTCGCAAATCGAACTCGCCCGGGCAACCATCCTCGACCGGCAGGAGTTGCTTCAATCGGTGGCGCTACGGGAGATCCGCTACGCACTTTCCAAGGCTATGAACATCGGGCGCATCCCGCGCTCGACGGACTGGTGGAGGTGGAAGTTCACGCTCCCGCCGAAGTTCAGCATCGACAACGGCAGGGACGGCCAATCACGGCGCGAGGACTACAAGCTCGGGCACAAGAATCTGCGCGGCATCCTCGGCGAGCAAGGCATCGCATACGACCATCACCGCCGCGAGCGGAAGGGCGAAGTCGCGGACTTGCTCACCGACGCGCTGGAAGTGGCGAACGAAAAGGAAGTGCCGTTCGGCCTGGTGCTTTCGCTCATGCAACAGCAGACGGCAACGGCGAGCGTCGGCGGTGGAATGAACGGGCAACCCGTGGCAGACCCGAACGACCCCGCGCCGGAACCCGCGCCAGTGGTTACGCCGCCCCAAGTTTGACACCGCGCGAAAAGAAAATGAAGGCCACTTGGTATGAGTTCAAAGCCAAAAGCGACGAGACTGAAATCTTGCTCTACGACGAGATTGGAGGCTTTGGGATTTCCGCCTCCGCATTCGTTGCTGAACTCCAATCGGTGCCAAAGAATCACCGACTTGTTCTGCGCATCCATTCCCCCGGCGGAAGCGTCCTCGACGGCAATGTCATCGCCAACGCCATCAAAGCGCACCCCGGCGGAGTCACGACCCACATTGACGGACTAGCCGCAAGCATGGCGAGCGTGCTGGCAATCGCTGGACGCCCCGCGCGCATGGCAGCGAACGGGCTGCTCATGATTCACAACGTCAGCGGCGGAGTCTATGGCGACAGCGCCGAGATGCGCCGCACCGCCGCGCTGCTCGACAAAGTGCAGGAGAGCGTGATCGCCGCATACGTGAACCGCACCGGCAAGCCGCGCGACGTTATCACGAAGATGATGGATGACGAAACATGGATGAACGCGGAGGAAGCAAAGGCGTTTGGCTTCGTGGATTCCATCACGGAGGAGACCGAGGCAATGGCCGCGAAGTTCGACCTCAGCAAATTCCGAAACGTCCGCAAATTTGACACCACCAACAATCAAACCCACAAAGCTATGCTCATTGAGACACCCGAATACCTCGCCCTCGTCGCCGAACACAAGACCACATGCGAGCTTGGCGTGAAGCTCAAGACCGATCTCGAAGCGGTGACCGCCGAGAAAACGGAACTGAGCGCAAAACTTTCCGAGGCTTCAACCAAACTAAAAGACGCCGACACGGTGATCACTGAACTCAAAGCCTCGATTGAAAAGACAGCGGCAGAACATGCCGCTGCTCTTTCCGACTTCGACAAAAAGGTGAGCGCCAAGGCCGCAACGATGCTCGCGCAGACCGGCACCACGCCGGTTGTCATCGGCAGTCCCGCAGCGCCTGAGCCGAATGCGCTGATCGCCCAATTCGATGCAATCAAAGACCCGATTGAGCGCACGCGCTTCTACCGGGCCAACAAAGCCGCCATCGACGCCACGTTCCGCAAGTAACATCACCCATAAACCCACATGCCTTACACTAACCTCAATATCGCCCGCCTCGCGAATGCCGCGCTGGAGGGCTTCGTCAAAGAGCTTCTGCCGCTCAATGTCTTCTCGCGTTCCTACTCGCCCGATGTAGTCGGACGCACGCAGGGAAACGTCGTCCTCGTCCCGCTCATCGGTGGCCTTGTTGCCACTACGTTCGGCGGCACCTACGCCATCACGACCTTCGCCAAGAGCGTCGTGACCGTCACTATCAACCGCCATAAGATCGTGCCCATCGGCCAGACCGACTTGGACGCGATCAACAATAGCGATTCCAGTCTCGAAAACTTCGGCTTCCAGCAGGGTGCGGCGCTCGCGCAGGCGGTCATGGAGGACGTGCTCACGCTCGTCACCACGGCAAACTTTACATCCGTCACGACCTCGCTCGCGGCGAATCTGAACGTCCCGCATCTTCGCGCCGCGCGTCTCGCGCTCAATCAGGCCAATGCTCCCAAGCAGCCGCGCTTCGCGTTGCTGGATGCGGTGGGCATGGATGCGCTGCTCGGCGTCACGAACTTCGTGCAGGCGCAGATGTTCGCTGATCAGAACGTGCTCACCGAAGGCAAAATCATGCGTGCGCTCGGATTCGACTTCTACGAACTCAATTCGAGCTTCGTTTCTGCCGCCTCCGTCAACGCCTTCATCGGCCACGGCTCGGCAATCGCAATCGCGATGCGCTACCTCGCACCGCAGCGTCCCGAGGAATACGACAACGCGCAAGCCTACAGCGACCCGACCACGGGCGCGACGGTCGGACTCCGCGACTTCTACGACCCCGCCACCGGCACGCGCTACATGGCGCTGGAGTGCAACTACGGATACTCCGCTGGCATCACCAACGGTGCGCGCATCATCAAGCGTGACGACTAGCCTTTAGGCTGGATAGTTCATACAGGAGCGCCGAACTCAGCAACGGGTT